CAGAATATGCGAGTGGACGGAGGCTGCATCCGCTTGCAGGGTACATCCTCACTGGCCTATCCTGTAAAGAACTATCGTTTCTACACCAAGAAGGCCGACAAGACGCAGAGCCCGGTGTATATCGGTTGCGACGAGCAGGGCATAGGAGGCACGGAGGCAGCGAAGGGCAAGTGGAGTTTCCACCTGAAGGACGACAACCACGAGTATATCGCAGCTCCAGTGAACTGTTGGTGTGGCAAGGCCGACTATGCCGAGAGCTCATCTTCGCACAACACAGGTATGGCACGTATCGCCAACGACGTGCTTGTGGCCATCGGCGACGTGACCCCGGCACAGCAGCATGTGGACCGCACGAAGTACGACTACGACGTGCGCACCACCGTGGACGGAGAGCCATGCTACATGTTCTACCGTGCGACGCTCGACGACGACCCCATCTTCTTGGGCAAGTTCAACTGGAACAACGACAAGAGCACGGAGGCCGTGTTTGGCTTCTGTGATATTCCCGGCTACCATGACGACGCACGCATGAAGAGCTACTTCGACACGTTGAAGGGCAGCATGGATGCCGCCACCCTTGCCAAGACAGAGTTCAGCGTGATGGACGGAGAAGATAGCGTCATGGGTGACAACCCGACAGAGTGTTGGGAGTTCCTGAACAACGACTATCCAATGGGCATGTTCAAGACTGCCGACTTCGACAGCAAGACCTACGACAGCGACGCCAAGGCTGAGGTTGCCGACTGGACGAAGGTGTTTGAGAGCCGTTTCCCCGACAACGACACCCTGAACGATGCCTACGCCAACGGCACCGTGAAGCCCTACTTCCTTGAGAGACTTGTGAAGTGGGTGCAGAGCACCGACACCACCGCAGTGGTGGACGGAGGCACTATCACCATCAATGGCAGCAGCGTTGCCGACACCGTGGAAAACCGCAGAAAGAAGTTCCATGACGAGATAGGCGACTATTTCGACACCGACTATCTGTGCGACTACTACGAGTTTACCGACATCTTCGCTTGCTGTGACCAACGAGTAAAGAACATGATGCTTGCTTTCTGGTATAACCCCGACAAGGGCAAGGTACTCGGCTACTTTATCTTCTACGATTGCGATACCATCCTTGGTGTGCGCAACGACGGACGACTGAAATACGACTGGGACGTGGACGAGAACACCGTGGACGCAGAGCTGAGCACAGCCGACCACACCGTGTATGCCTACGCAGGCCATGACAGTGTGCTGTGGGCCAACCTCAGAGCCATGTTCCAGACGGAGCTTAAAGCCAGCTACAAGCGCATCCGCGCAAAGCTGACCAACGACCTCATCTTTAAGTATTTCGACGAGCAACAGAGCGATAAGTTCTGTGAGGCCGTGTATAACCAAGATGCCATCAACAAGTATGTGATACCAAAGACACAGGGTATCAGCGTGCTTACCAATGGAGTAGAGACGAAGCAGACCTACTCCTATCTGGAGAGCATGCAGGGAAGCCGCAAGACCCACCGCCACCGCTTTGTGACGAACCGCAACAGCCTCCTTGACGCATGGGCCAGCACAGGCACCTACACCATGAGTGATATTCGTTGGAAAGGCAACAGCGCAGCAGGCGCAAAGGTAGTGGCCAAGGCAAGCCGCCAGTACTACTTTGAACTGTTGCGTGAAAACTCCAGCTTGCAGCATGATAAAGTTGAGGCTGATGCAGAGTGGAGTGCCACCTACTCAGAAGAGGCCAACATCGGTACAATCTTCCATCTGTATGGTGGTACATGGATGAAGTATCTCGACCTTAGCCAGTGGGGAGGCTTCACCGACCTCACATTGCCGAGCTTGCCAGTGTTGGAGCACCTTATCCTTGGCCTTGCGTCAACGGGTAAGACCTACTCACTGACAGAGCTTGCCATTGGTAGCCAGCTACCGATGCTCAGGAAACTGGAGATACAGAACTACACCAACCTGAGCAGTCTCGACCTCTCTAAGTGCATGAAGTTGGAGTATGTGGATGCCACAGGCTGCACGACAATGAGCACGATGAGCTTTGCCGAGGCCAGCCCACTGGCAAGCCTGCATCTTCCTGAGAACTTCCAGACGCTTATCTTGAAGAGCTTACCAGCCATCAAGAGAAATGGTATTGTCTTTGACAATATCGCCAACCTCACAGGCCTGAGTGTTGAGAACTGTGAGCAACTCGACGGTTACGCACTCATGCAGGAGATTGTGGCCACCAGTGGCAGCAAGCTGAAATACCTACGCATCACCAATATTAATATAGAGGGTGACGGTAGCGACCTGCAAGCCCTCAAAGACAAGGACTTCGGAGGACTGGACGAGAACGGAAACATCGTTGTAGGCACATGTAAGCTGACAGGCCATTACCAGCTCACCAGCTACATGGACGACGACAAACTGGCCGTGCTGAAGAGCTTCTTCGACGAGCTGACCATCAAGCAGCCGACCTGCACCACCATTGAGTTTGACGACAGCATCAGCGACCCGGCCAACATTAGCAACCTTGACAACAAGACAGGTTACAAATTCAACAACACCTTCAAGCCGAGTGCCCATGTGTCGGCCATCCTTGCGAAGCGTCACCGTTACCTTGCGAAGAAAACGGCCACTGGAGAAATGACCGTGTGCCAGCTCCACGACGACAACAGCAACTACTTCGCTGACAACGACGACTACACGCAGGCCACCAAAGCCGACCTCACAGGCCCCAGTGGTGACGTGATGATATGGGAGCCTAAGTATTGGTATAAGGGCATCAACGACCTCACCAACAAGAAGAAGTATGCTTGCTATGCCAATGGCGACGAGGACAGCGAGCCGGAGCAGATGGGCGAGTATAAGAAACTCGTGCAAAGCGATATGGCCATCACCACAGGCTATGCGCTGAAGCTGAATGAGACGACCCTTGGCAGGGCCATCACCGCACTCACAGGATACAACTATGCCGTGATAGAGATACCGACGGACAAGGAGTATAAGCAGGTGAGAGTGCCGAGCTTCGCATCTTCCGCTTACGGCACGTTGATACTCGACGAGGACAACAATGTGTTGAGCTACATGAACGGACAGAGTATCAACGGCTTCATGGACGGAATGTATCTCTTCTGCACGTTGCCTGAGAAAGCCAAGAAAGTGGCCATCACCATCAAGGACGGTGTGGACTGGGACTATGTGCTCTTCTGTACCAGTGGCAATGTTGAGGCCATTGAACCTGACTGGGTATTCCACGATGAGTGCCTGATAGGTGTGTATGAAGCCAACATGGTAGACGACATCCTACGCTCAGTGTCGGGACGTGTCTCTACTGGAGGAGTAAACCAGAGTGCCTTCACCACCTACGCAAAGAACAGAGGCGACGGTTTCCAGCTCATCGACTGGGACATGCACAAGGACATCGGCAACCTGTACTTTGCCAGCCACGGCACAAGGAACGCTCAGGACACCAACGGCTATGGCTCAAATGATAGTGGACGCACTAACGGCAGAACCAACGCCACGGGTATGCAGGAAACATACTCCAACAATGCGGACACCGACGAGCAGACAGCCTACGTGAATGTGGGAGGCACCAAGGCGAACAACTATACCGATGGTACCAAGACTAACATCAGCTCACCTTGCGCACTGGGTTATGAAAACCTTTGGGGCAACAAGGCTGAGTGGCTTGGCAACACATGGTATAACAAGACCTTGCATGACAACAAGCTCCGTGTGACCGTGAACGGTGAGGAGCGAGTTGCCAAGGCCTACGATTGCGACGGATATGCCATCAGGGTTATCCACGGCAGGTTTATGGACCTGTTGCCAGCTACCAACAGCTATGGCAGCAGTACCACATACTATGCCGATGGAATGTACGCATACAATATTGGCGCAACGGCTCGTGTGGTCTATCGGTCGAACAACTATGCGTACGCGAATGGCGGTGTGTCGTGCTCGGGTGCGAACTACGATTCATCGTTCTCGAATGCGTACCTCGGGTCTCGGCTTGCCTTCCGAGGAACGATAAAACGTGCTGAGAGCGTCGAAGCGTTCCTGAGCGTGACGCAGGTGGCGTGAGGCGTGACACGTGGTTGGTGGGGAGCGAGGCCCCGAAGCCGAGCTTCCCACCCGACAAAACGAAAACGATAAAACGGAATGAAAATGATACGATATGGTTAAGACGATATAGGCGACGAACAGTCGCCGAAAGGCGGATTTCTCCAGTGGGCTCGTGTGGTCTATCGGTCGAACAACAATGCGAACGCGAATGGCGGTGTGTCGTACTCGAATGCGAACAACGATTCATCGAACACGAATGCGAACATCGGGTCTCGGCTTGCAATCTGAAAGAAATAAGGTTTACCGTTTGATGTGGTAGCCAGAAGAAATTAACATGCGTACGACACCGGGATATGTATATCCCAACGCTGAGCATGGGAGAATGAGCCTCGGCAGCAGCAAGCACCATCACAAGGTGTTTGGAAAGCGGAAACATAAATCGGGATGTAGAGTTTGGTAGGGCTACAGAGAAGTTAGCGGCCGAAGAACTTGGGCATCAAAAAAGGAAGGCTACAAATAGAATAGGTATGGAACGTATAGGTGACGAAATGCTCGACGAGGTTGCCGACTATGGCAACATATCAGACAGCATAGGAGTGGTGTTGAGAGGCAAGCGCAGGAAGCACAGCAACCAAGGCCGATATATCCTCAAACACCGTGACGAGGTGATAAAGAAGCTCCAGACGGAGCTAAGGAATGGCACCTTCCGTCTGCAAGGCTATCATGAAATGCTTGTCACCGACGGGCCAAAGATTAGACGAGTGCAGAGTGTGTGCCTCTATGACCGTGTAGGCATGAACGCCTTTTGCACCGTTGCGGAAAGAAAAATACACGGCAGGTGGATAAGAACCACCGCCGCCAGCATCAAGAACCGTGGCACCCATGACCTGTTGAACTATATCAGACGTGACATCCTGACGGACCACGAAGGAACAAAGTACTGGTATAAATGGGACTGGAGAAAGTTCTACGAGAACATAGACCACGAAGTGATGATGCAAGGTTGCAGGCACATCTTCAAGGGCAAGCGCACCCTTACACTGTTGGAGGACTTTATCACCATGCTTGAACATGGTTTGTCGATAGGCCTCAGAAGCAGCCAGATACTTGCCAACATGCTTGCGAGCATCTATATTGACCATGTGCTGAAAGACCAATACAGGCTTAGCCACCATTACAGATACTGTGACGACGGTAGCGAGGCCGCAAGCAACAAACAGAAGCTATGGATTATCCGTGACATCGTAAATGAGCTATCAGAGGCCATCAGTCTGACGATAAAGCCAAACGAACGGATATTTCCCGTGACGGAGGGTATAGACTATCTGGGCTATGTGATATACCCCGAAAAGACATTGCTCAGGAAACGAAACAAACAGAAAGCCGCCCGTAGGCTAAAGAAAGTGAAGAGCAAGAAGCGCAGGCATGAACTGGAAGCGAGCCTGTATGCCATGCTCAAACACTGCAACGGCAGGCATCTGTTCTATGTATTAACAGGAAAGACTATGATAGAGTTCAAGGAAGTTGGAATGACATACAAGGCCGACGATGGTAAGAAGCACTTCAACGGAGAAATGATGAAACTCTCCCGACTGGTGAACACGCATATCATCATCAAGGACTTTGAGACAGACGTAAAGACAAAGAACGGACTTCGTACGCTCGTGAGCTTCGAGAAAGAGGACGGGACACAGGGTAAGTACTTCACCGAGGACAAGCAGCAGCTCTATTTCCTGCAACAGTTCAAGGACAAAGGACTAATGCCCTTCCGCACCGAGATACAACTGGAGCACTACGGCGACGGAAAGATAAGATACATATTTACATAAAATAATGCTATTATGAACAGAGCAAACGGTTACAAGGGTGTGGCACTGAAAGAATGTGTGAACCCTATGAAGAACAAGTGGCGTGTGCGTTGGGGACTGACCCCGACGAACGAGACCGGGGAGAATGTAGACTTCTGGGAAGAGGAGTTTGGGCATGAGCCGACTAAAGAGGACATCCAGGACTTCATCTATAAGGCCATTGACACTGACGCACAGCAGAAGATCCTATCCGGACTGACGTTTAACGGCTTGCTTGTGTGGCTAAGTGCCGAGAACCAACGGAATTATACAGCGACGGCCATCAGGATCCAGACAGGCGACACGAGCGTCTTGCCGGTAAGCGTGAAGTTAGGAACCGATGAGGCACCAGTGCTCCAGCAGTTCAATACTGCAGGTGACTTCCTGGCCTTCTTCAACACAGTGAACAAACATATCTCAGACACACTTGCTGAGGCTTGGCAGGCTAAGCTTAGCATTGACTGGGATAAGTACGATCTTAAAGAGTAGGAGGCATGGCCATGGAGAAAATATTTCAATGGATGGGCAAGCACATGGATAAGATATGCCACTTCGCATTGTGCGCATTGATTGTCCTCACTGTGGCAAAGTTGTTTGCCGTGTACGACCGTGACTACATTTCGCTGATCTGTGGTACCATTGTAGCACTGTGCGCCGGAGTGGTGAAGGAAGATAGAGACCGGCGCACCGGTGGTATCTTTGACAAGCAAGATCTATTGGCCGACATCCTGGGAACCATTTACGGAGTAATCATTTACTTAATATAAGGAGGACGGCTTATGAACGACTGGAAAACAATACTTATGGGAATAGTGAGCAGCATCATACTCATGCTGAACCCCATCAAAGACTTTGTGGTGGGCATGCTGATAGTGTTCACGCTGAACTACCTGGCAGGCTGGACGGCCGACAGGGTTACCGGTGGAAGTTGGAGCATGAAGAAAACATTTAGCTTTGGCAAGCAGTGTTTCGTATTCTTTGGTATCATCGTGTTTATCTTTGTGACCGGCCATTTCCTTCACAAAGGCGACGAAGCATTGATAGGCGTGCAGTATGTGTGTATCATTGCCGTGTGGGCATACTCCAGGAACATCTTGCGGAACCTTCGCGACCACATACTGGAGAAAGGTACCACGATGTGGCAGCTTGTGGACATCCTATATTGGATAATCTCTTTTGAGATCATCGAGAAGTTGCCAGCCGTGAAGAAGTACTTAGAGAAGAAAGATAAAGAATATCAAGAAGAACGAGCAAATGAGACAGATTAAGGAAATTATCGTGCATTGTACGGCAACACCAGAAGGCCGTAACGAGACCGTTGCCGACATCGACCGTATGCACAAGGCCAACGGTTGGCGCTGCATTGGCTATCACTATGTAGTGTACTTAGACGGCACTGTGCACCCAGGCAGACCAGAGAACCAGGTAGGCGCCCACTGCAAAGGGCACAATCAATTCTCCATCGGTGTAGTGTATGTGGGAGGCGTAGGCAAGGATGGTAAACCCAAGGACACCCGGACACCGGCACAAAAAGCCGGACTGAGGAGTATTCTTAAAGATCTTAAGAAGAAGTACCCAGGCGCAAAGATACTTGGCCACCGCGACACATCTCCCGATCTGAACCACAACGGGAAGATAGAACCCAACGAGTGGATCAAGGCGTGCCCGTGCTTTGACGCTAAGACAGAATATCAGAACATCTGATCTACCATAGCAGATGAGGCCCCGAGGGCAGGCGCAGCGCCACCCGAAGGGCCATTATTGAAAACGTAACAAAATCAAGACAAATGGACGACGAGCAGAAGAGTGTAGGATGTGTGTTGTGGATCCTTGGCATAGGCATGCTGTTGGCAATAGCCAGTCTGTTTATGGGATGCACCACGACGAAGTATGTACCAGTAAAAGAGGCGCACACCGAATACCGGACGAGGACAGACACCATCCATCAGAAGGACAGCATCTTCTTCAGAGACAGCATTTGGACCAACCAGTACATGAAGGGTGACACCTTGGTACTGGAGAAGAACCGGACGACGAACTACTATAACAACCACTACTATAAGCAGGCAGGGAGAGATACCGTTATCATCCGTGACAGCATACCGCAGCCCTATCCAGTGGAGAAGGCACCATCAGCAAAGGATAAGTTCTTTACGAAGCTTGGCAATCTCCTATTGTGGGTGATAGGCGTTGTGTTGGTCCTGGCCATTGCTTATGGTGTGTATAGACTTTATAGGCACGAGAAGAAGCGCACGGCGTGAAAAGCCGCGCAGCAGTGGACGGGAATTTGTATTTTATGACTGAGACAGAAAGAAACCAAATTATATTTGCCGTATGAAAGTGATTGTGCAGATAAACAGAAAGAGCGTGATGGGGATAGTAGAAGGTATCTCCGTCACCATCAGTATGCACAATGGAGGCACGCCGACCTTTGAACAGTTATGGGCCAGTGACGCCGAAGGCCCCAAACTCGACATCTATTATAGAGAGGCCATTGGCGACCTGGAGCGCCACTTGATAGAATATATCAAGCAGAGCAGCGCCCAGTTTGACTTGCAGGCCAACGGCGAGGACTATGTTTGCATCCTGGAGCTTAGCGACCACTGGCCGCCCCGGCTGAAAGGACTACTGAGCAACAAGATGCAGGACTACCTGGTGCACAGCGTCACCGCCGGATGGATCAACGACTTTGAAGGTCTCACCGTGAAGCAGGACTTTCAGGCCATGGCCACCACCGACCTTGACGACATCCGCGTTATCGTGCAGAACCGAAGCTTTACACGCGCTGAGGCTGCAAGAGGCACCGACACTGACAAAGCCGAAGAAGAATACAGCACCACCGCAGGCGCACGCCAGACGGACACCAATAAAGCCGAAGAGGAACGTTTGCAAACCGCAGGCGCACGAGTCAACGACACCGACAAAGAGGCGAGCGAATACAGCGTAACCGCAGGCGCACGAAGCGAGGACGAGCAGAAAGCCATCACCGCAGACGACCAGAAGGCAGGCGCACGCACCGGCGATAAAAACAAGCCCACGACGGCCGCCGACCAGAAGGCCGGCAAGCGCACCACCGACGCCAGCAAAGCCGCCACGCCCGACGAGCAGAAAGCCGGCCAGCGCCACGACACGAAGGACACCGAGAAAGGCACCGAGCAGAGCGCAGACACTGGAGCACGCCACGAGGACAACGCCGAGGTGAGGCACTGGAGAGACGATACCGACTGGAGCGACACAAGAGACGAGTTCTTCTTGCGCCATCCACACCGGATAAGAAAAATTTAATACGTATTAGATATGGGAACCAACTTAAAGAAAATCAAACTGACATTTGACCTGGGTGAAGTTTGCAACGACATCCTGGCTAAATGTAACTTGATCTCGCTGAGCATCCACGATGCAGCGCTTGACGACATCAAGGCGAATGTGCAGGACCCGGACAATCCGGAAACTCGCAGTATCATCAACAGAGCCATTACAGAAGCTTTTGGAGCCGTGAAAGCCATGAGCCAGCGTTACCTGACAGTGGGCCGTGACACTGACAACAACGCCCTGGAGAGGATTGTGGCCATCAGCACCACCGATGCCGACGGCAACATTACCAGCATGACCTACGAGACAGTGACCATCAATCTCCAGATACCAAACTTCAATACGGCCGTGACGGATCATCTAAAGAGTATGATGCACAAGTATGTTGTGGACTGGACGATGTACCGCTTCCTTCAGGACCAGGTAGCAGACAAGGCCGCCGAATATAAAGGACTGGCCGATGCTGAGGACCACGACAATATCATTGCCGACCTGAACAGCCGGGAGCGCTTCACCATGCGCAGGGCCACTTGGTTGTAGAAATGTGATAAGCTTTTTTGTACAATGTTTTTCTTCATAGATATTAGTTTTTAAGGTTAACAGAAAAGAGGTGTTTTTAGGTAACAGAAGGCCGTCCAGCGTGATGTTTGGACGGCCTTCGCATGTTTAGAGGAGTTACTCATTAATGCCACTGAATAATTACAAATGGCCATTTGTTGTAGAAGCCTACCCAATATGCATCTTCTACACGCCAATACTTTTCCCCATCGTATATATCAGGAGTACGACCAGGCTTTGGTATAATATAGTATTTTATTAACCTTCTTTTCCAAGCAGGTAAATGAACATGAGCAAGCAAGGCACTCCACAGACGAGAGAACAATGGCACCAGAACTGCAATCAAGACAGCCTGGACAACCAACTTCAAAACAATCATATCAGTTGAACCACTTAATAACAGTATCACCTTTGTAACCTTTTACCCACACATACCAGGCATAATCAACAGCCGAAGAAGGACCTTCAAAATGGCCGTTGAAACCACACTTCAAACGAGAGGACGACACCCACACACGACAGGGAGGCTGAGTATCGAATAGATATCTACGTGCCTTTGATGAAAGGAACGTCAGTTTGAGGAACATGCAAACCTTGTGCCCATCGGGAATGATCTGTAAAGCCTTCTCCACAAACTCCTGAGCATACTTGTATGGTGGGTTGGTAACTATATCCCCATCCCAATGGAGATTGTCGATAGAAAGGAAATCGGCCACTTCTCCAAAGCCCCGGTCTATGAGATCCCGAGAGGTGACGTCGTACCCCCTACTGAGAACTTTTGAGATATGACCTTCGCCACATGCAGGCTCCAGGATAGGCCCTGAGAACTTTTCAAGGCGCAGCAGCCATTCTGTGGCTTCTGGAGAGGTAGCATAGTAATCCTCACGTTGGCGTGCATGCTCGGAATGTGAGCTTGCTCCGATAGTAACGTAGGTGCTCTTTCTATTTCCCGTCCAATCCTTACCCATCTACCTCAAAATCAAAATTTCTTGGATGCCAAACGTGGCCACATTCAGCACATTCACAGATAGTGCGTACATGCTCACCACCAGCATCATCACCATCACCAGTTACTACACCATCTTCTACTTGATAGATGTATCCAGTTACGGAATAATCGATAATTTGGAAGTTCCTACTTCCACATTTAGGGCATTTCTTATCAGTCATAATCTTAGAATTTTAGGACGGTGAGGCCGGAGGACACGGCAACGTCAAGTTCCAGCCGGCAACCTTTAGACTTCTCCCATTCAGGGAGGAAATAGATGTACTGACACGTGAGGAGCATTGTGAAATCCTTGCGCATGTGCAGATGCCAGTCGGCTGACTGGGAAATACCATTCTTGAAAGGACTGATAGGCAGATAGCCTTGCTTGCGTAACAAGTGTTCAGCCTTAGAGAAAGTTTCCATACGCTCCTTAAGATCATAGTGAGAGATAGGGCCGGAGATATAGACGCGCGACCGAGAGCCGCTTTCAAACTTCTCCAGTTGAACATTGAAACCATACTGAGAGCAGAGCTTCTTAAGCAGAGGAGGATAATTGCCAGCCTCAACAGGGAAAGCCATGGTGGGGAACACCATACGCTCACGAGTATCAATCCGCAGGCCACGGTTGCGCAGCCTGTAGATGATGTTATACATGTTTTTCTTTGACTTCATAGCTTGGCATATTTTTGTGTAACGTTGAGTTGAGTGCCCCAATACTTTTCTCCTGGAGTAAGACGCAAGAAGAGAGCAAGCCGGAAGAAACGGTAGGCCGGAGCAGGGAGATAGGACACATGATCCTGATGCGACCAGCCAAAACACTTCCATGTACGGTTATCGTTGGAACCGTAGAAGAATATCACTCCTGGCTCCTTAGCATCCGAGAGCTGAGCAAAGCCATTAATGGCCAGTCGGACACCCTGGAAGTTGAGAGTACGAGTAACGATGAGGCCCGAGTGTACCGTCTGATCTGTATAGTCGTACTTCTTATTTATCATGAGAACCGAGCCATCCCTTTTCTGTACGTAAGGATAAGGATTAGAGTTGAGGACCGCCAGAGGCGTTTCTATCATCATTGTGGACCAGGCACCATCACGAATAGAGTAGACCAGTGCCACTTCTTTATTATCGTCTATATCCTCCTGAGAAGGAACAGCCGGCAAGATAATGAGACGCTTGTTCACGTAGTCATTGAGGACAGTGCCATCTTTGAAGTATTCGATAGGAGGAGTGGAGAA